TTCCTCGCCATGAGGTAGGCAGAGAATCGCCACTTCACTGGTTCAAGATCAGCGCCGACCGGAATAGCCTGAGCAAAGCGGCGCGGCCATTCCATAGCGTCGGCTTTGGGCAAACCTTCAAAGATCCTATCTTCGAGGCGGGCCAGCCATTCGGGGATACCGAGCTCTGTCTCGTATACTTTATGAGAACTAGTGCTGAAGTCCTTGCCCTGCAGACGGTTCAGTGAGTGGATAGAGCAGCCCACCGCGCAGCCGCGCCAGCTGTCGCCTTCACCCTCTCCGTACGTGCCCTGAATGATCTGATCGGCCTTCTCATGCTTCGTGATTTCGGTGAGGAAATCAGTCTTTAGTTTTTGGTTGTCTAGGTATGCTTTCATGGGGTTTCCTTATACATATATTATGTCTTAAGTGTATACAATTACTTTCCTTGCAGCTGAGATATAGCTAGTCCAGTCTCGATTCCTAACCAGATCGCTGACATGGTAAGTGCTAGGAAGGCAACTACAATAAGCAGGAGTAGAGCGGCGAGATTTATGTGCTTCATAGATCACTTCCTCGCTCCAGATGATACTGTTTCCGCCAACTCCAGGCTGTTGCCTCACTTACCTTGAAAAGGGTAGCGATCTGGGCATTTGTCATACCGAGGGATTTGGTAAAGGTTTCGTAGCCTCCGATATATATGCGACCTCGATAGAGATACTTATCATCGAGAAACTGCTGCAAGCCCATAGCGGCGACTGTGCCTCGCTTAGTTCTCATCCGCAACCTCTGAAACGACGCTGGTCGGCTCATCAGCAAAGAATAACTCTAGAGCCCCGACGTCAGCTGTCTCGAGCTCACTGATCAAATCAATGGCCTGAGCCTTCGTAAGCTCTTTACCACTTGTGATCTCGTGACCGATGAGGCTAGAAGCAACGCCATAGACGATGCTCTTTTGTGCCTCCGCTGCCCGAATACCTTTACCATTCAGGGTAGCGTAGATCTTACGCTGCTGGGCTGGAGTAATCATTTCAATACTGTTATCGTAATCGGCTAACGCCTTGGCCTCGGCGGCCGACCGCTCCTCTTCAGGGTCGGCCGCCACTTTCGGAGGTTCTACCATCTCGGCTTCTACTATTTCCAGCTCCTCCCGGTCGTAGGTTGGGATACCGCCCATCGTATCGGGACAGTAGGCTCGTTGGCCCTGACGAATGGCGCCGGCAAAGTACATGGCCTTGGGATTGAGCTTGTATTGCTGATTACGATCGTATACGCCGCTATCTTTGGCGTCGGATTCGGTGTAGTCAACCTTGCCAATTGGCTTGCCAGCCTCGTAGAACTCAATCTCACAGTGCTTCGTGTCCCAGCTGATAACGCGGTAATTATACTTACCACTAGCCTTAATCTTAGCCGCTTTAACATTTGCAGAGACATTGGGTTTACCTTTAATGAAAGAGATTTCACGCAGGCTCTGAAACGGCGTTAAGCCCATTTCCTGACCGGCAAGGACTTTTGCGAAGGCCACATTAGCATCCTTGGCATCTTCAAAGATGCCGGATAGGGCGAGTGCCTGGGCTACATTTTTAATCTGTGCGAAGTCAAGACCGAGATAATTCTGACGTTCTGGGGCAATGGCGAGTTCCTTGGTGGATTCGGTCATATTGTTTCTTCCTGGTTAGTGGGTGGTGGTGGGTTGGTAGGCTCTGTAGCCTGTCTTAGAAGGGTCCAGTCTTTCGTGCTTAGGGGTTCTACCTGCACAAGTTCCCTAAGCTGTGATTCGTAGCTATCGACTCGAGCTCGTTGCTGCTTATAAAGACCATAGTAAGCATTGGTAAGCTGTAATGCATCTTTCCAGTCGGCGACGAGTTCCTCTAGTCTGGATCCTTTCATATCTCAATCTTCCGCATTGTTGCATCATGTCGCCAGTGCTTACGGCACTTAATGGTGTAGTAAACCTGTCCGTCTTCATCAATAGAATAGGTTTCTACCAGCCTATCTTCGCTCTCACAATTTTCTGCTTCACACTGGTAATTGGTTAGCTCAATAGGCTCTTCGGTCCCGTCTGGGTTTACAACCATTGTTTCATACATGCGCATGTGCTTGCTCCTTAAGTTCTAGTTTACCCTGCTGTCGCAGACGCAGCGACTCGAGCTCATTGAGCGACTCAATAGTCCGAGCAAACTGCGTGGCACACCAAGCGTTGAGCTCCCAGCCGCCAGCAATACCGGCTGCCGCGAGAAAGATAGTGCGCTCTAGGAAGGTAGACTGCATGTGCGGATCAAACTGATCCCAGAATAACCAGAGATTGTTAATGTTTGTCATGGGAATAGCCTCGCTAGTTCGTTGAGACTTACGCCAACCTGGCAGTCCAGATTCCTCCCAAAGTCGTCGACTTATTTCTCGGGCCAGCTCAAGTGAGTAAACGGTGGGTTGCGTGGAGCGTGACATATAACTATTTCTCCTTTAGCATCGGCCAACCAAGAAGTTGGCGAGCTTTAATACGGGCAATCTCAATATTAGAAGCATCGAACGGGATAGTGGTCGGGTAAGGGGCTGTGTAGCGATCACGATCATAGGAATTTTGCCCACGCCATAGGCAGAGAATAACTCGACCGTGGTTATAACGGGCGAAATACCGAGGCATTGGTCACCTTATCCAAGTTTTGTAACCGGAGCCGAACTCATCTGTTTGGTCGTTGACGAGTAATGGCTGGTTGTAGTAGGCTGCACCCTCGGCATGCTGCTCGGCCTCCTCACGGTTATGGAAGTAACGGTCACTGAATGGGTCAACGAACGCTTTGCTTAGGCTCATGATTGGCTCACCATCGAAGGGACAAGTGGGAATCTCTTCGTAGTTGATCTGCATATTCTCGAACTCGAGTATGGTTGACTGTGTCATTTTAGACACCGACCATTTCACGGCCGGCTAGGAGCCAGTAGCGGTTAGCGTCGAAGCTAGCTTCGCGCATAATGTCGTTGATCTCCGCCAAAGCGTGGGTTGCGAAGATCTCGCCATCGAGTAGTCTGCGGGCCCCGTCAAGATAGAACTTAACGTTATCTGGGTGAGACATTTCGCTAGCAGCTCGGAGATAACGAGCAGCCTCTAGGAAGCCGAGAAGGGCAGTAGCCTTCGTGAGAGCATTGATGCGATTACTATAAGGTGACATTGCGTGGGTCCTTTATTTAACTAACTGTCCTCAGCTTAAATGATTAAAGTTTTGTTGTCAACAAGATTCTATAATTTTCTTGTCTTTATCTAATGCCAGCCTGCATACTAAGAGTAATCAGGGTGAGCGCATTCCCCTTTTGCTAAAAACAACCCTGTGAAAACAAACGGGCCATATCAGGTTGATATGGCCCTCATTTTGTGCTAGGTTTGATGCTCCTCGGGTGGTTTAGCTCATTGCGTGGGTTCGCCACCCGAGGGTGTTATAATTGCATACATAAGTATCTACGCTTTGCACCTTGTTCGCTGATTCTTGCACGTCTGGTTTCTGTAAGAAACCTTCGTCGTACCACAATAATAGCCGCTCCTCTGGTTAGAAGGGAGCGGCTATTATATTAAATGATTTAAGAGATGACCTTTAATCATGAAAGTAATTGACGATAGAAGTCGCTATTGCTTTTCCGCCGGAAGTGCTATAATTCCTGTAGACAAATTGGATTACTTAAACGAAAGAGCGGCGCTCGTGACACAGCTACCGCTCGGGTGGGTTACTTAAACTTATCTACAGTTTATCAGTCCTTTCTGTCTAAGTCAACTAACAGAAAGGTTTTTTTAATGCCCGATAGAATGCCCGTTAACTTATCGTTCAGTATTCCACTTTCGGTCATGAGAGATAAACGGTTAACCATAAGCGCCAGAGTCATCCTAGCTGAGGTTTTGGCCATGAGTATGCAGACCGGTTATTGCTGGGCGTCTAATGGCCACCTCGTCGATACCCTTGGAATATCTGAAAGAACCGTGCGCCGAGCCCTGCAGCAGCTTCAAGAACTCAGGTATGTTACCGTTCAAGAACCGAACGGTGCTTCTAGGCGAATACATCCCATATTACCCCTTAATGAAGCCAATAATGACCAAACTGTGGATAATCCACCTGCTAACCCGGTCAAAATGGCCGGGGGGGCGGTCAAAATGGCCGGGCTACCCGGTCAAAATGACCGCCGTAGATACCAATTAGATACCAATGAGATACCAATGAGTTTTAAAACCGATGAAATATCATCTGGGGAAAACTCTTCGGACAAGGGCAAGGAATGGCTTAAGGAAAGGAAAAGACTGGTAACAGCAAGGAGCTGGGCGTGAACGAGAACTGGCATACATGCAAGGCAGGTTTTCGCCACGCTCCAGGCAGTGCTTGTACTCACATTGTCGCCATTCCCGGCACCCTAGGCCACAATACCCGTAGAGCACCGCTAGAGCATGACGTGGTGGTGATGAACGCCAGTAACGAGGTGATTAGGACCTATAAGTTTGGTGGTATCTACTCGGATGAGGAGATAGTCAAACGACGAGAGGAAAACAAGATCAAGTATGAACCGTTGTGGGAAAAGGAGCAGCGTGAGCGTGAACACAAAGCTGCAGAGAAAGCCAAAGCTGCAGAGTTGTTTGCGTAAGATAAGTGTGTTATAATAGCGCTATGAACACCGTACAAAAGTCGAATATTGGTCGCCCCCTCAAGTTTAAAACGCCTGAAGAGATTCTCAAGCTTGGTGAGGCATACCTTGCAAAGACTCCTGAACTTGACTGGACCGTTACTGGCTTGGCGTTGGCATTAAACACTTCTCGGGAGACTCTTTCCGAGTACCAAGAACGCCCTGAGTTTGTTGACGCTATACGATATTTAAAGGATAAAGTCGAGTATTCTTACGAGCTTGGCCTACGTCGTAGAGGCAATGCCGGCGATGTCTTTGGTCTCAAGAACTTTGGTTGGCGTGACAAGACAGAATCGGAGCAGACCATTGTTGCCGATGTTACCTCCAACGGCCAAACACTGGCCGATCCCGCTCTCGCTGCTGGTTTCACTGACTACCTGAAGGCCCAGACTAAACCCGATGACGCCGGAGCAAACTAAGGCGCTTCTCGCCAGTTCATCGTTAGCCTGGATCACCCTCAACAAGTTCGTTACCGAGAACCAGCGCCCGCTTGAGTTCAAGAATCACCGGTTCATGATTGACATATTCGCCGATACTTGCGATGACATTGTTTGTATCAAAAGCGCTCAGGTTGGTTTCAGCGTCTACGCTATCATGTCGAGCATACATGAGCTCAAGTATGAGCGCCGTAACATCTTGTATGCTTTGCCAACACGTAACGGGGTTCAGGACTTCGTTGTCCCAAAGGTTAATCCTCTCATCAGCTCGAATCCCCTGATTTCACGTGAAATGGGTTCGGACTCGGTAAGTCTGAAAAAGGTTGGCGATAGGTTCATCTACTTCAAAGGTGGCTTCAGTGAGCGTGAGGCTATCTCGGTTTCGGTTGATACTCTGGTCATCGATGAATACGATCGCATGCCCGACATGCAGATTGTGAGCATGTTTGATAGTCGCTTGCAGGCAGCTGAATCTCCACGCCGCAAACGATTCTCCAACCCTTCAGGCATTGGATTTGGTGTTGATGCCCTGTATCAGGGCTCAAACCAGCTACACTGGTTCGTTAAGTGCGCGGCTTGCAATCACGAGTGGTTCGTTGACTTCGAAGCCGGTGATGATAAGCGACACCATATTGATCAGAATGTTGCTCAATTCGTCTGTGGCTCGTGTGGAGCCGTTCTAAGCGATGATAGCCGCCGAGATGGTAGATGGGTCGCTAAGTACCGTGATCGTGAACGACACGGCTACTGGATAAGCCAGATGATGGCTCCATGGGTGTCTGCCAAACGCATTTTGCAACAGCACGATGAAATGGATATTGCCACCTTCTACTCCTTCGTTCTTGGCAAGGCGTACACACCTAGTGACTTGATTGTTTCACGAGAAACAATACTGCGAGCCAATGCACCTTCCATCATCCCCCACCTGGATGTGGCGATTGGAGTAGACCAAGACGCCGGCGGCATGTACGTTCTGGCTATGACTGCTCAGGGTATCTTCTTCCACGAGTATGTGAAGAGCTGGGAAGATGTAGAACAACTCAAGCTCACTTGGGGTGCCACTGTGGTCTGTGATCCCAATCCCTACTCGACAATCCCGAAGCAAATGGCGGAGAAGTACCCTGATTGGTACTTGTGCTACTTCAAAGAAACGAAGGATCTGTCCATGCTGGATTGGAAAGGGCAGATCGTGTATGCCGACCGTACTCGCATCTTGGACGCAGTCGCAGGAGAGATTGCTGGCGCTAAACTGTTGTTCCGTGAGCACGCTTACAAGCTCGAGGACATCATCGGTCACTGGCAGAACCTGTATCGGACAACCGAAGAGAAAGAAGATGGCCGCACAAAGAGCACATGGATCAAGAAGGATGGCAAGCAGTCTGATTGGCCGTTTGCTATGTTGTACGCCCGCATTGGACTGAGTCGTCTCTTGGTTAGTGGAAGTGAGGGCAAGTTGCATGAAATGACCGGGACTCCTCAAAATGTGACAGATACCGTGCTCTCCGATGGCCGAGTTGAGACAACGCTTGGTCTGAGCGTTCAAAGCACGTTAGACGGCATGGACTAAGGGCATTCCCCAGGCAACAAATTGGCTAATTATGAATCGTCCATGCTACTATTTCCTCAATGAACACCCCAATTCAAACTGATCAGAGACGAATGGTGCTCGTGGTGCTTGAAGCCACAGGACGTCGTGAGCATTCGGAATGGAAATGCCCAGAGTGCAAGAATCCTCTGGTGGATTTGATTAACAGCCAGTATCGAGTGATATCAGATGTGTTTGATCCAACGAACCCTAGTGTAAGTGCCGTTGGCCGCAAGTGTGGTGGCAGATTACGAGAAGGTGGCCATTGTCGCTATTGGTATTATTTTAGTTTGCCTCAGCTCGCGGCGGATGAGTCATGAGCAATCAACTCAACTCCTCACCGATTGACAGCTATACTCAGGCGTTCTCGAGCACCTACTTGCCCGATGAAGAGTATCAGCAGTTTGATCTAACTATTACCGATGAACGTTTGGATAAAATGCTTGTCCAAAGCCTTAATGATGATGTTGACTACTGGAATAAACCGCCCTTCTCACTCCGTGACGTTGATAATGACAACGTACGCTTTTTGTTGTCTGGTAAAGGTGATGAGGGGTCAGGGCTGGTAAAAGTACATGACGACGATGAATACTCTGATAACCGCATGTTTACAGCCATGCGGGCCATTCTTAGTTATGCGACTGGCCAACTAACAAAGCCAGAACTTACACCCTCCAACAACGAGGATTACTACGTTAAGATGGCCCGTAACATGGAAAAGGCTCTATGGCAACACTCAATGGATGAGGATGCCGATGTGAAGTTCCGCGCTGCCGCCACGAATCTGGTCTCTCGCAAGCGAGGATTCTTGAAGCTTCGCTATGATCCGGATGCTGGTATGTATGGCGATATCGTGACCGACGTGTGCAACCCTGAAGACGTGACCTTTGATCGCTTCTCTGGCTTTCTTGACAACCCGGCCAAAATCTATCATCGCCAACGTGATTCAGTCGAATATCTATGCGAAGTGAAGTTTCCCAATAAGCGGGACGAGATCTACAAAGCCTTCCAGATCAAGCAGGGCCGTTACTCCCAGCTTTCCAAGATGATGACTTACTTTGAGTGCTGGTTCTCATACCGCGATAAGGGCAAGCCCAAAGAAGGTGTCTGCTGGTTTCTGCCTGAACAGCGCTTAATCTTAGATAAGATGCCTAATCCGAACTGGGTATACACGGGCAACGACACCAAAGATAAAGAGACAAATGTGCTGTTTGCGCCCCCCAAACCATTTGTTTGGTTTAATTACATTAACTTGGGCCGCTCCATCATTGATGAGACCAGTCTGTTTGATCAAGCTAAGCCGATGCAAGAGGCATTGAACTACCGACTCAAGCAATTCAACCGGGCCGTGAGTCTGGCTAACGGTCGCTGGCTGTACGATAAAGGTCAGATCTCGGAGGAGACTGCCAGTCGATTTATTAACCGTGGATCAAAGACCCTACTTGGTGTCGACTACAGCAAGACTGCTAATCCAGTTCAGGTGCTGACCCCCAATAATGTCTCTGGAGCTCTTATGGAGTCTATCCAGGACTCACGAGCCGAGATCGATGGTCTTATGGGTACACCCAGTATTTTCAAGGGTGCCAATCCCCAGTCTCAAGATACCCTTGGTCGTGACCAGATGGTTAAGGCTCAGGCTGGCATGCTTCAAGATGATCTGGTGCGGGCTATAGCTAATGGTGCTAAGAGGTATTATCAGCTCAAACTCCAGCTATTCAGGGTTAACTATACTGAGGACTACTACTTCAACGTGAAGGGTGGTGATGGTAAGTACGATTTGATCATGCTTTCGGGGGAAACGGGCCTCGACTCAAATGTTAAAATTGGGGTCGAGACTGATTCAAACCTTCCTCTTGATAAGCCCTCAATCCGGGCCAACGCCATGATGCTTGCCAAGATGAACCGAATTGATCAGTTAACCTTGATGGAAGACTTGGGTATGCCCGATCCCGAGATCCGAACTGAGCGCTTCTTGCGGAGTCAGATCGACTCTTACACGTACATGCAGTCGATTGAGCAGGGTATGGATAACAACAATGCTGAGATGGACATCATGCAGCTTGTGGCAAGCAAGACCCCCCAAGAGCGTGACGCTTACGATGAAGCCTACCTCAACTACTTTAACCACTTCGTCACTCTCAATCGATTCACCATGCTGCCTCGAGATGCCAAACAGCGCGTTATCCAGTTCTTGCAGACAGTTACTCAGAAAGCTCAGAGCTCTGCTCAGCTGCAGGAATCGATGCTCAACGATGCCGGCATCATCAATCGTCCGCCAATCTTCCCGCTGCCTAAGCGCACCCTCAACATTCGTCTTAATGGCAACATGGATCCAGCTCAGACTCAGCAGATCGCAGGGAGTGAAGGCCAAATGTTCACCTCGACCAAACAGGCACAGAACGCCCAGGATCCAGCTCAGCAACAAGCGGCCACGGGCCAGATGGCCAGCCAATAGCGTATAATGACCCTAATCTAAAGGAATCCCTATGAAAGAAGATGAAGTCATTGAGCCTATTGAAACTGAACCAGTAGTAGAGGCGAAGGATACTCGGGCCCACATACTCAGCCCAGATGAATTAGAAGCGTGGAAGAACGGTACTGATGAGGGTCCGGTTTTACGCCGCGCCGCTGATGTCGCAAAGGATGAAGACAGTGATACATCTCCCCAAGACGAAACCAATGCTAACGATGAACCCAAAGATGGGGAAATTGACGACGATTCAGAAGAAGATCAAGTTACCCCCGATCCGTTCGCGCTCCAAGTAACTGATCCAGGTCCTTTTCAACCCAAAGACTATTCCTTTGAGTTGGTCGTCTTCGATGATGATGGCAAGAACCCCAAAACGATCAAAATCGCTTCAGTAGAGCAGTGGGATCAATTACTCGAGACTGATCCTAATCTAGGATCAGGCAGCGCTGTACTTAAGGCACAACGCCAAGCCACTCGGATGGAAACTGGCATTGAGCGTGATCAGGAGAGTTGGCAGACCAAGAAGCAAGCCTACGATGAAGCAAAGGCCGTAAATGATCAGCAGACCCAGACCCTAACTCAGTGGGACAATGAACTCGATTACCTGTCGAGCAAAGGTAAGCTGCCACAAATCTCCAAAGAGCTTAAGGAAGCTAACTGGAATGACCCAGAAATTTCTGCTCAAGGTCCTGTTAAAGCGCGTATCGACTTGATGAAATATATGGATCGCGAGTCCAAGGCTCGCCAGAAACTAGGGCTGTCTAAGTTCACGAGCGTGCTTGATGCGTACAACTCTTACGTGCTTGACCGCTCCGAGACTGAACAAGTTGCGGCGCGGCGACAAGCGGCTGAGAGTCGCAAGGCTGCCAGCGCGCGGGTAGGCGGATCTCAGCCAGCACAGGCTACCAATACTCCAAAAGGTATTGCGGTGGGACGAGTAAGCCCAGGAGGTCTAAGGGACATGGGTTCACGGTTTTAGTTGACAAGCTAAAACCTCTTATGTAGTGTGTACATTACAACCAGCTTTTTAAGGGAATCCCCATGATGTGTTACGGCTTTTGAGCCGTAACTTTCGTGGGGTTCTTATTTTACCGCGTAAAAGGAATTAGATTCTATGTCGGCGACAGCTCAAAATGATAGGGTAAACTTCCTCACCCTCGAAGACATTAACGCAAATGTCGTCGATACATTTAATAAGTCCTCTGAAGTCATGCGCCGCGTGGTCTCTCGGCCCGAACCGTTCAACGGTCGGGTATTTCAGTCTCCCATCACCACGAATACAAGCACACTTGGTAAGAGTTTCAAGGGCGTAGAGACATTCGACACTTCCGTTGACTTCACGCCGCAGAACATGACCTGGTATCCGACTGGGTATGCGCAGCCAGTCGGCGTTTCTCTCATTGAGAAGTCGATTAACTCGACACCGGCTGGCAAGATTGATCTCTACAAAGCATCCTGGGAGTTTGCCCAGAACTCACTCGTTACCAACATTGCCTCCATCTTCTATGGTTATGGCCTGGGTAACGACTTTGATGGTGCGGGTAACATTGTGGACGACGGTACAAACACCTCCACCTATGCTGGTCTGACCCGTGCCACCTACCCGACGATCAATGCTGGTGGATCAACTGGTATCATCACAGCCTCGGGCGGTACATTGACCTTGGCGCTTATGGCCTCGGCGGATGACGCTTCGACCATCTCGGGCTCGATGGCTGAGACCTCGAACATGATCATGGCCTCTCAGACGATTTTCTCGCTTTATGAGGCTCTGCTCTTACCGACGACTCGAGCCCAGTACAACGCGGTCGGCGGCGGCTGGAACAACGGTTCGACTAATGTTAAGGGCAACGCTGACCAGACGGGAAGCCTGCACTTGCAGTCAGGAGCCACGAGCCTCGATTACCGCGGCAAGGCCCTCATCCGTGACCAGAAGAGTCCGTCGGGTAGTATGTGGTTCTGGAATGAAAAGTGGTGGAGGTTCAAGAGCCTATCAATTGAGGGCCTCAACACCATCGCTACCACTGAGTCGGCCACTGTCGGCGCCTATGATGACTACAAGATCTCTGCGGTTCAGTTCCGCGAGATGATGCAGCCCATCAATGCTCTGAGTGAGGTTGGTATCTTCGTAATGTACGGCCAACTCGTCTGCCTAAACCCGAACCGTAACGAGCTCATTACGGGCATCACCAATTCCTAAAGGAGAATGACATGTTAGCCTCTCGCCAAGCAATTTATGAACAGGATGCCCGTCAGACTTTTAATCCTGTAAGTGCCCTAACTGGAAATGCTTCCACACCGTCGACCCCACTTGGAACCATTGCCGAAACCCCCGGTGGTCGTGTCTACCGATGGGCACTGGCTGGTGCTACCAATCTAGCTGCTGGTAAACTGACAACTGCTCCCGCTACAACCGCAAACCATGTTACTCAGACTGGTGTAGCAACTGTCGTCGGTGATAAGCGTGTTACCTATACCATTGGTGCCACTGCCGCCGCCGCCGATTTGTACGCCCAGGGCTACTTCGCAGTCAATGTCGGTCCAGGTCAGAACTTGTATAAGATTATAAGCAACACTGCTGTTACTAGCGCTGGTGGTTCAATTACGGTAACCCTTGGTGACGACGGTATTGACGTAGCTACAACTACATCGAGCAAGTTCAGTCTCTACCCTGAGCCATTTAAGTCCACAGTGATTACGACCGCGGCCGCTACACAGCCCTGCACTGGCGTGCCGAACGTGGTCGTAACAGCAACCTACTACTACTGGAGCCAGGTTGGTGGTATTGCGACTGTTCTCAGCGATGGTGTTATCGGCAAGAACTCTGGTGCGCTCGTTTCGGCCAGTGTGAATGGCGCGGCAGTTGTCGAAGGGACCTCAGCGGTCACTCAGCGAATCGGCTTTGCCCCTGAAGCTACCGTCGATACCACTTACTTGCCACTCGTACTGACTCTAACCACTTAAGGAGCACGTTATGGCAGATGCCGGTATCTTAGTCGAAAATAGTGATCTGCCTGGCGTTCGCCAAGCACAGCAGTTTAATACCAAACTGCCAATGAACCTTATCGGCGCGGCCGCTACGATTACCACCGCCGGTAACGCCACCATTGGTGGTAATCTGACAGTAACTGGTACTTTAAGTGCTGGTAGCGAAGCTACTACTTCTCAAGTCATTACAGCAGCTTCTGCAAACGCCTTCACGGTTGGCGCTAATGGCGTCACGAATCCTGTCTTCAATGTTGATACTTCGACGGCCTCAGTAGCTACCGGCCTAAATGTTAAGGGCGCAGCGGCTGCATCAGGTGTAGCAGTTACCGTACTCTCCTCTGGCACTGATGAAACTCTGACTGTAGATGCCAAGGGCGCTGGTGTGATCAAGATCGGGACAACCTCGACTGGTCTCGTTAAGGTAGCCGAAGGCGCCCGCAAGGGTATGGTAGTAGGCAACCTACTAACTACGCTTTCATCCCAGAACGTAACTCCCACTGCCGCTCAGCTACTTGGTGGTGTTGTGGAGCACGTTACAGCTACTGGTGGTGGTACGGCGACGCTTCCGACCGGTACCAATCTATCAACTGCCGTAACTGGGGTGACAGTTGGTGATTCATTTACTTGTCTATACATCAACAGCGGTAACCAAACAGGCACTATTACTGGAGCAACTGGCTCAACCGTCATTGGTACAGCGGCTGTGACGGCCGGCAAAAACGCGATCATGACTTTCTACAATACAGGTAGCAATACATGGAACGTTTATGTCAACGTCTCAGCCTAGTCAGGAGGAATCTATGGCCCTTGGTAAACCTATTGATCCAAAAATCGTGAAAGCAATTGAGGATGATATGGCAGAACTCGATGGTACCCAATCCATTGTGCAGTTGGCCACTGATGAAGCCTCATCGAAATTCTGTAATTGTACCGGTGGTCCTGGCAAGGAAAAGGACGATGAGCTAGGCACCGGATTACTAGATGATTACACGATTTGCCCTAAGTGCAACGGTAGTGGTAAGGTATAGACGGGTCTCACCTTTCCCACCTCAATATTAAAAAGCCGCTTTCTTGCTGGGCGGCTTTTTAGTTTGTGATATAGTAAGTCCAACCAATAAAGGAATCCCTATGAATCTCGAGCAACTTGATATGCTCATGGCCGACTCGACTAAACAGTTTAATGAATTGAAGGTTGAGGAGGGTACTGTTCAGACACGGCTCACGCAAATTGACACTGCTCTTAAACAGCTTCAAGGAGAGTATGAAGCTTATAAGACCATGCGAGCTATGCTCGTTGCGCAGTCCAGCGAGCCGGTAGACGAAGCCACAGTCACCCCAGATCCGTTCAAGAAGAAGAGTAAGGAGCCAGTTGATGCGGCCAAGTAACGAGGTTCCTCTTACCATTGATGATCCCACCCGCGCCCCCATAACGAGTGTCGGTCCTGGTACCCTTACTGCACAACCAGAAGCCCAGCCTTCGCTACTCGATGGTGTCACGGAGTATGAATGGGTAGACTTGTTTAACCCACTTTCTGTGACCTTTGTAGCGCAAGTTGCTTCTAGCCGTCCATTCAATGCCCCAGTTAGGATTTATCAGACCCCAGGATTGGAAAGTGGCGTACGCACGGAATCAGACTTAGCCACTCAATATGGTCTGACCGGTTTTAAGAATAAGGATCACCCCTCCCAGGTCCATGTTCCGCATACGATTGAGATCGCTTCGGGCCAAACTCGGCGCCTGCCTGGCAATGAAGCGCAGGTGGTGTTACGACAGATCGTAGGTCATTTACTACAGGTGGAAGGGAAGGGGCTTAAGCTCGCTGATCCCTATGAGCGTAACCTTGCTGAGCAGCGTATTGTTCGTGGTAGGGGTAATATCTCTGACCTTATGAGCAGTGCGCCTGTATCTGTATCTGATCAACTTCATAATGCCGTAGAAGTTTCTAATGCTCGTAAGGAGGAACCAGTCAATGCCCCAACCGAGGAAGCTTTCGCCGACGTTACAGGAGCAGGAAGTGGCAGCATCGACACTACTCGACAACCTGAAAGCGGAAATTCTGACCGCCCAAAAGCATAGTGCCCAACTCAGGGCAGAAGCAGAGGGGCAGACCAAGAAAATCCTCGAAAATCGAGAGGAACAACTCGAGGAGTTAGAGCAGGTTGCCGTAGATCGATTAAAACCTATTGTTTCACGAGAAACACAGCTCAAGGAGTCGGTTGAGAAACTACGTCTTGCCGAACTCGCCCTCGAGACATCTCTTGTAGGCTTAAATTCCCAACTGGCAAGTAAGCATAAGGTCCTGGATGAGGCTGAAGCACTGGTCTTAACCACCCGCCGAGCCATTGAAGAGGCTAACGGACATCAGGCCGCTGTATTGGGCCAGATTGATGCCCTCCAGGGGAAAATCGGTCTACTTCAGGGCACTATTCAGCAATTGCAGGATAGAATTGATGCTCTTTCTGTAACCCGGGACAAATTAAAGGAAGATATCGATGATTTCACCACCGATTTTGAGGTAGTAAGGGCCGAGAAAGCCCGCGCCGTAACAGTCCTTGACTCAAAACGGGAGCATCTTGAGGTGCAAATCATCCAAATGCAAGACGAATTTGAAGCCCAAAGAAATGATATCGCTCGTCGCACCCGTGCTGCAGATGATCGGGAAGAAGTCCTAAAGCGCCGCGAGACAAAAGCAGCTAGAGATGAAGCAGTTAATCGCCGAAATGCCCAACTTATGAACCTGTAATGCTATACTAGGTTCAAATGGCTAGTCAAACTCCAAATCACCGCGAGGTCATTGCTGCTGTATCAACATTGACCGGTAAACCGGAGTACTTAACTTCGACAAACGGAGCTCTCGATGTTGATGTAACAGTTAATACTGGCGCCACTACGAATGCCAACGTCTACACCGGTCAACAGACCGCCGGCGGATCAGCCACGCAGTTTGCTTCTTCTCTGGCTCTCTCAAACGGTATTATCATAAAAGCTTTAGCGACCAATACGGGTACGGTCTATATAGGCGCATCATCTGTCTCAAGTAGTACGGGCGTACCACTGACGGCAGGTGATGCTGTTTCAATCGCCGTCAGCGATCTCAGCCTTATGTATGTTACTGGAAATGGTACTGACAGAATCAGCTGGATTGGCAACTAATGGCCATCCCACCTTATTCATCTGCTCCCGCCCTACCTGCTACTTTTGCCACAAGCGGCAAAGTAAAACAGACCATTTACAATACTCGCGATTATGGTGCTAAGATCGATGGTTCTACCGATGACTACACCGCTATTACAAATGCTATGGCGGCGGCTACTGCAGCTGGCGGCGGTCGGGTGTACCAACCGCCCGGTACCTCCGTTATCAATACAGCCCTAACGCCTGTTTCAAATGTTACGTTCTATGGTGACGGTGCTGCATCAATTATTAAGCGTGCCGGAGGCGGAGGGTACGCCATCCAGGGTGAAACTACTACCTTCAGTGACTTTGCGGTGAAGGACATTACTTTTCTCGGCAACAATGCAGCTACTGGCATAACGACGGCTATTAGACTGACTGGTATCAATGACCCAGATGCGATTGGAGCTGGTACGATTACTAACTTCACAATGCAAAATGTCATTATTCGTGATTGCAACTCTCTCCCAATCCGTCTTTTCGGTCTAAGTGGTAAACTGAGTGTTACCGACTGTGAATTTACTCATAATGCAGACGCCGGTTTCGGCTGGTGTGATGAAGTTATCTTTGAGGGCAATCACTCCCTCAACAGTAAGGATAACGGCTTTTCTATCAGTCGAGGTAATAAGAAGGTTACCTGCGTTGGCAATACAAGCGAGAATGCCACTCTATATGGTATCTGGCTAAGTGGTTTCTCCGGAGAGGTTGGACCATCCGAGTTCACTTGTGTAGGAAATGTGGTATTAAATCCGCGCCGATCGGGTATCGCCCTTATTGGATCACCCACTAACGGTACTGTGGCCGGCAACTACGTCGATATGAACCATAACCGGCCCATCGATGGTATTGATGGTATCCAGGTCTATGGCGATAGCAGCATTCAGCGAGCCTCAAATATCACTATTGTCGGCAATACTATCAAGAACGCCCCTCGGTCGGGTGTTGGCTTCGCCGATGTTGATCAACTCACTATTGTCGGCAATACCATTATCGATACTGGCACGCAGCTTAACGCCGCTGGTGGAACTATTAGCTCAACCGATACCACCACAAATATTGGTATTTTGTCTACACAGTTAAACAACACAAACGTTTGGATAGACGGCAACTCTATCATAGATACCAGAAGCCCGGCCTACACCAACTATGATATTTATAAACTACAGAGCGGGGCTTCTGGTATCACCGTAGGCACAAACTATAGTTCTGGCATGCTCAATACGCGCAATCGGTTGGATCTAATCAACATCCCTGTAGAGACCGGCAATACAGTAGCTCTAAACGTAAATGGCCCCGATACGAACATCGATGTCCAGTTCAACCTGCAGGGTACCGGGGAACTCCAGGTTCGCAGCGCCAATGGCGGCGGCCTTAACGTCGAAACAGTGGGTACCGGTACTGGTGCCCAGTCTAAGGTACGACTCAGTGCCGGTGCTGTTACGACCCCGATTGGTCAACTCACTGCTACGAGATCTGATACCTCGAGTAGTTCCCGTGTTACATTAGGGCCGCTGCAAAACGGCACACTGGCGCCCACAGACTTGACCGCCCCCTTCTATATCCAGGGCTCGGCCACGGCTACCAACTCTTCCATTGGCCTTAACGCTGGTCTTATCTACCGCCGCAGGTCCGTGGCTGATGCGGCCTATACTGCCGTGGCGACAGACTACATTATTGCCTACACGTCTTTAACGGGTGGTCATACGGTAACCTTGCCTGCCACCCCTTCAACCGGTCAGACCTATGTCATTAAGGACGAGACTGGCTCTGCGGCGACGTTCAATATCACCGTGGCGGTCGCTTCATCCGGGACCATTGATGGTGCCTCGAGCAAGGTCATCAATATCAACTACGGCGTCCTTGTGGTCTACTTCAATGGGACACAGTGGGATGTTCAGGGTGGCATCTATAATGCCACTCAATTCCCTACCCTTAATCAGGACACGACCGGCAAAAGCGCGAAAACTGACGCCCTCAACTCAGCCTCCACCGTCGTAAATGTTTCGGCGGCTACCGCACCTAGCAACGGTCAAGTACTTACAGCTACTGATTCGACACACGCAACTTGGCAGACTCCCGGTGCCGGAGCAGGATCTGTCACGACTGTCTCTGTGGTCTCTGCCAATGGATTGGC